CTATGGGCTCTTGCTACAGATTCCGCGTTTGATATTAATATCTCTTCACCAGACGGGGTTATGATTCCTCGCTCTGATAGATACCGTCAGCTTGTACAGATGATTCAATCTAGAACTGACCAGTACAAGCAACTTTCCTCTGCTCTTAATATTGGAATTTGGCGTATTGAAATGGGAACACTTCGCCGTGTTTCTCGCCTTACCAACAAGCTCGTTCCTATGTACTTAGCTCAAGAGATTGATGACTCTCGTAGACCAGAGCGCGTTTATATTCAAAATGACCTCAAGGGTCGTAAACCAATGCCTACCTACGCAGGTGTTTATGACATCGCCCTTTATCAGGGTGACTCATGGTCTGGCGACTTTGACTTTCCATTTGACGTCACAGCTCTTAATTTTAAAGCTCAAATTAGAACATATCCAAATGCTCCGGCTCTTTACGCAACTTTTACTATAACTAAGCCTAACGCTGCTAACGGACTTATTCGTTTGACCTTGGCCCCATCAGCTACTAAGTACTTACCAGCAAGAGCTTTCTGGGACCTTCAAGCCACCAGTTCAACAGATGCAACCTTCGAACAGACTTATATTCGCGGGCAAGTATTTGTAACCCAACAAGTAACATTGGATTAATATGACAGTTATCCCAGTAAACGGCCAAATAATTGTTCAAGTAACCCCTACAGCGGGACCTACTGTTACTTTAAACGAAATTACAGTTGGGGGCATAAATCAACCTTCTGTGGCGTATTATCATACTCAGGGAACATCTTCGGCTGTATGGGTAATAACTCATAACCTTGGTTGGTACCCAAACGTAACTGTTCAGGACTCGGGCGGGTCAATCGTTGAAGGTGAAATAGCCTACACGAGCACCATGGCCCTTACGATAACTTTTACCGGGGCATTCAGCGGCAAAGCGTACCTTTCCTAAGGAGAAAAAATAAATGGCACGTAAATTTTTAACGGCACTTGATTTGACAAAAAACGAGCTTCAAAATGCTCGTATTCAAAATCTAGCGACCGACCCAGCAAGTCCTGTAACAGGTCAGGTTTACTACAACACCGCTTCTAATGAAATGCGTGTTTATAACGGTACTATTTGGGAAGCTGTTGGACTTAACGGCGTAACCGCAGATGCCGCAGAAATCAACATCCTTGATGGAGCAACCCTTACCACCACAGAGCTCAACTATGTTGACGGTGTTACCTCAGGAATCCAAGGTCAACTTGACCTAAAGGCTCCTTTGGCAGGTCCAACATTTACAGGAACTGTAGTACTACCAGCTACAACTTCAATCGGCAATGTTACTAATATTGAACTTGGGTATGTAGATGGTGTTACCTCCTCTATCCAAACACAGTTAAACGATAAAGCACCTCTTGCCAGCCCTACCTTTACAGGTACAGTTTCGTTGGACTCTTCAATCGTATTTGAGGGCTCTACAGCAGATTCTAATGAGACAACACTTACTGCTACTGACCCAACCGCTGACCGCACAATCACTCTCCCTGATGCTAGCGGAACGGTAATCCTTAGTACAAATAAGGTCACAGACTTAACAGCTCCAACCAGCTCGTTCTCAATGAACAGCAACTTAATCACCAACGTATCAGACCCAGTTAGCGCACAAGATGCTGCAACCAAGGCTTATGTAGACTCAACAGCTCAAGGCCTTGATGTTAAAGCATCAGTTCGTGCAGCTACTGCGGTAGCAGGAACTCTTGCTTCATCATTTGCTAACGGCTCTGTTATTGACGGTGTCACACTTGCAACTGGCGACCGTATCCTTATTAAGAACCAAGCTACTGGGTCTGAAAATGGTATTTATACCGTTAACGCGTCAGGCGCACCGACCCGTGCAACAGATGCCAACGTAAGCTCCGAAGTAACTGCTGGACTGTTTGTATTTGTTTCAGAAGGTACAGCTAACGGAAACGACGGTTATGTCCTTACTACAGATGACGTAGTAACTCTAGGAACAACAGCCCTTACATTTACACAGTTCTCTGGCGCTGGAACTTACACAGCATCTAATGGTGTTCTACTTACTGGCTCTAACTTCACCTTTGAGCCGCTTTCAACAGGTGGTTTGCAGACAGCTGGTGGTGGGGCTTCTATCTGCTACAGACGCTAACGGTTTTGCAATTGGTGCTGGTAACGGTATTACCGTTGGAGCCAACACAATCTCTGTTGACGCCACAGTAGTAGCTCGCAAGTACTCACAGACACTGTCTACCTCGGCTACCACGTACACAATCACTCACAACTTAGGAACACTGGATGTTCACGTTCAAGTGTATGAAGTGGCCACTGGTGAAGAAGTTATTGTAGATAACGCACGTCCTGCAGGCGGTAACACTGTAACACTTGGATTTGCATCTGCACCAACATCTAACGCCTACAGAGTAGTTATAATCGGGTAATATAAATGAGTACAAAGGCATTAGTACCTTTAAACGTACTGGCTAAAGGCAGCGAGCCTGTTGGCCAACGTGCAGGTGACCTATACTTTGATACTACGACACTAAAGCTAAGAATATACGACGGCTCACTTTGGACCGACATTGTTGGTACTGGTGGCGCTGGTCAACTTCAAGTAGATGGTGGGAGACCAGCATCGTTCTACGGCGGAACTCCAACCGTAGACGGAGGGTATGTATCGGATGCATTTACAGGTTCTTATGATGGAGGAGATTCGTAATGGCAGTTAATATTCTACTACGCAGGGGAACCGCGGCTGAGTGGACCGCATCAAACCCAATCCTTCTTGAAGGCGAAGTTGGCGTAGAAACTGACAGTAAGAAGCTTAAAGTTGGAGACGGTCTTACAGTTTGGGCTTCTCTACCTTATATCACCTTAACTCCAACAGCTGCAGCAAGCCTCTACGCTACTATTGCTAATCCTAGTTTTACTGGAACAGTAACCCTTGACACTGGCGTTTCCCTTGTATTTGAAGGCGCAACTGCAAATGCTTATGAAACTACATTAACAGCAACAGACCCTACAGCAGATAGAACTTTAAATCTTCCAAATTCAACAGGAACACTAGCTACACAAGAACATGTAACCAGTGAAATAGGAACACACAGCTCAGACACAACCTCAGTTCATGGAATTACAGACACTGCAGACCTTGCTACAAAAGCATATGCAGACACGTCTGTAAGCACACATAGCGCAGACACAACTTCTGTGCATGGAATTGCAGATACAGCAGAACTTGCAACTAAGGCATATGCAGATGCTGCTGCCTCTAACGCAATCTCTACATCACTTGGTACACACGAAGCAGATACACTAGCTGTACATGGGATTACAGACACTAGCCTCCTTGTAACAACAACTGGAACTCAAACTCTTACTAATAAAACAATTACTACTCCAGCTGGACTAGTTAAATCAGATGTAGGCCTAGGCAGTGTAGATAATACAACAGATGCTAACAAGCCAGTTTCCACAGCAACACAAACAGCACTTGATTTAAAACTTGCCTCTGCAACAGCGGCTTCTACATATGCACCCTTGGCTAACCCAACTTTCACAGGAACAGTCTCAGGCGTAACTAAATCTCACGTAGGGCTAGGAAACGTTGATAACACAGCAGATGCATCAAAGCCAGTCTCAACTGCTCAGCAAACAGCTCTTGACCTTAAGGCAAGCCTTTCTGGAGCAACATTTACAGGAGCAGTTTCTGGAACTAGTTTAACTCTTTCTGGCGACTTAACAGTTAATGGAACTACTACAACATTAAATTCAACAACAATGTCTGTAGATGATAAAAATCTTGAACTAGGCTCAGTTGCTACCCCATCAGATGTAACCGCAGATGGTGGAGGTATCACACTTAAGGGCGCAACAGATAAAACCTTTAACTGGGTAGACGCCACAGACTCTTGGACTTCTTCAGAGCACATCAACCTAGCTTCAGGAAAAGACTTAAAGGTAAACGGGACTGCAGTTATTAGCTCAACCGCTGGTGGATTTATATTTACTGATGGCACACAGACAAAAGAAGGCGTACCTTCACGAACACCTATTATTCAAAAGACGGCAGCATATACTTTGTCAGCACTTACAGAAAGAGATTCTTTAATTGAAGTTTCTTCAGCAACTGGTGTAACAATATCAATTCCAACAGATGCTACACTTGACTACCCAATCGGAACAGCTATTGATATTCTCCAAACTGGAGCAGGACAGGTAACAATTGCTGCAGTAACTCCAGGAACAACAACAGTTAACTCCACACCCGGTTTAAAACTTCGTACAACTTGGTCATCTGCAACCCTCTTTAAAAGAGCAGCAAATACATGGGTTGTTTTTGGCGATTTGACGGCGTAAGAAAATACACAGGAGAATTAAATGGGTAAAAGAGTTGGAAAAAAGTCACAAGCTTCAAACGACTTTTTAGAGCCGTTGGCGCCGACAAGCGTATCTGCTACAAATGTTGGAACAGGCAGAGCCTATAACAGTGGAGCAGCAGTTGTCTCATTTTCTTTACCCGCGCTTTCTCCTGCAGCCACATCTTTTACAGTAACAGCAAGTTCAGGTCAGACAGCAAGCGGGTCTTCATCTCCAATTACAGTTACCGGTATCCCTGTTAGTGCATCTGTGACATTTACAGTAACAGCTACAAATGCTGCGGGAACTTCTGCGGCCTCTACTGCCTCTTCTGCAATTGCTATTACAACAAGGCCACAAGCACCACAATCAGTTTCTGGCTCTGCACTTTCTGCAAACGTTAACAGAATTAATTGGACTGCTGGAGCCAACGGCGGTAGCGCAATCACCTCGTACACAATCACGGGCTCTGATGGAACAAACTACACAGGCATTTCGGGCTCAGCGGTATCTTATGATGCTACAGATAACACCCCTTCTGCCGCTTCTCCAGGCTCACAGACCTACACTATTGTTGCTATTACTGCGGTAGGTACCTCAGATGCAGCCGTGACAGGCACCGTTAATACTACTGCTCCGTTCTTCCCACCATTCTTTCCTCCGTTTTTCCCATTCTTCCCGCCGTTTTTCCCACCGTTCTTCCCATTCTTCCCATTCTTCCCGCCATTCTTCCCACCGTTCTTTCCGTTCTTTCCTTTCTTCCCACCATTCTTCCCACCGTTTTTCCCGTTCTTTCCACCTTTCTTCCCACCATTCTTCCCGCCCTTCTTCCCATCCTTTGGGTGCAACTGTGAAAGCTATTGTTGCTGCGGTGGCGTCCCTGCTTGCTGCGGTGGGTCCTGGTTCTGCTGATTAACTTAACGTGTTGTATGATAGGAAAAAGGAGGCATTATGCCAAAGTTTGCATATGTTAAAGATGGAACAGTCAAACATGTTCAATTTTTAACTGAAGCAGTCCCAGTTCAAGAAAAGTGGGTTGCTATGAACAGGTCTGGTGTTATTTTAAAAGAATCAACCAACTATAACGTAATGCCAGGAGATTTATTTTTGGATGGGCAATTCTATAAAAAAGAAGAAGATGATAGTACTACCTTGCTTGTAGAGGGAAGGTACACACACCCAAATTCAATAAGATTTGCAGGAATTATGGACGGTGAAGTAGTCGGGCAATGGGGAAGGCCTACAGAAGAGTTTGCTAATCAAGATGAAATAAATGATTTCATTGACAACATACTTACTTCAGAAATAATTGAAGTAGATAACCCAGACCAGCTGTCGGCTGAAGTCGGCTGGCTATACGACGGAGTTAATTTTACTGACCCAAATAATGATTAAAACACAACTTGTTTAATAAGAAGGTGGAAAAATGCATAATGAAAACGAAAACACATGGTTTACAAAAGATAGGTCAGAGACTGCATCAAATAGGGTTCCTGAACGGGCGCTAGATAATAACGTAAGTGTCAAAAACTTAGGTTTGGGCCTACACGTTTATCAAAATACCTTCTCTAACGAGGATGCCGCAAGATACATTGACACTCTGGAGTCCAACCTATCAACAGGTGGCAGGTATAAATGGTCAGAGGCTCAAGTTACAAACTCTGCGGTTCCAGTTAAGAAAGCAAGAGACTGTGTAGACTTTAAGTATAAGCAGGAAAACCTTGGGCCTAAAGATGAATCAAACGCTGAACTTATAGACCTGCATGAGGAGATATACCAAAAGCTTAAGTACTGTATAGATGACTATGCTAGATACTGGGGTATTAACGTAGTCTATTACGAAGCCTTTAACTTTGTAAAGTATGAGGGAAGCGGTACTCATTTTAATATTCACGCAGACCACGGCCCAGCGTACAACTGCACAGTATCCGCTGTTATTTACATTAACGACGATTATGAGGGCGGAGATATAAAGTTCCCAAGACTTGATAATCTAGTTTATAAGCCAAAAGTAGGAGACATTGCAGTGTTCCCCTCAAACTACATCTACGAGCATGCCTCCTTGCCAATGGTTTCAGGTACAAAATATTGCGTTGTCGTCATGACAGATATTAACGAGTTAGGGCATAAGTGATGTCTTTGATTGCCATATTTAGACCTTTTCGGCCATGGATAAAAAAAGAAGATGTTTCGACCCCTGTACCAACACAAACAGAGATTCCAACTTGGTATAAAGACGCAGACAGATTTGCAAAAATGCCAAACGGGGAGTACTACAAGGCGCCAAAAGAAGTTTGCCCTTTCCCTAAAGAAGGTACAACCGATGACTATGGAAAGATTCCCACATGGAAAGCGTGTCCTGCTATTTTGGATGCGTTTACAACTGGTTACCTTTTTAAAACTCCATGCGATTTAGTTTTTTATAAAAATAGCCAGGGAATCATAAATGTAAAAATTGATGACCCTAACTATAAAGATTTTTGTACCCCGCGGCCTCCAATGCCACAGTTTGAACATCCAAAGGGGTACTATCAAAACCATTTTGCTTGGAGTTCTCCATGGGGGTTAGAGCTTCCAGAAGGATACAGCGCATTGTTTATGACCCCAATGAATAGGTTTGACCTACCCTTTTTAAACACTACTGGTGTTGTAGACGCGGATAAAGTTCACCTACTTGGAACCTTTCCATTTTTTATTGCGGAAGGCTGGGAAGGCACATTACCAGCAGGAACCCCATATATGCAGGTTCTTCCTTTTAAACGAGAAGACTGGGAACACAAGGTAGAAATTTTAGACCAGTCTACAATGTATGATAAAATGGTTAATAACATGAAGTTTTACCGACAGCCTGATGGCGGGGTATACAAAAATAGTGTTTGGTCAATACGAGAGTATAGATAAGGAATAAAAAATGTCGACATGGACAGAAAAAAAAGACTTAGGCAACGGAATTTTTTGTTATAAAGGCGTAATTAATAAGGATATTGATGTTGTAGGCCGAATTGAATCAAACCTTAAACCAGAAGGAGATACAACTGGTTATGCCTGGCAACCCGCGTATGTTGGGTATAAGCAACTTATGCCAGAGTACAGAGACTGCAACGACTTTAAGTTTAAGAAGACAGATATAGAAAATGATACAAGCCAGACTAGTTTAAACCTACAGGCGTTGTGGCAAGATTTATACGACGTTAAGCTGCCTGCAGTTCAAGACTATTCAAGAATGTATAACATTAATAACTTAAAGTACTGGGAAGCGTTTAACTTTATTAAGTATGGCCCAGGCCAGCACTTTATGGAGCACCACGACCATGGCTTTTCTTATAACTGCACTGTTTCTTTAGTTTCATACGTCAATGACGACTATGAGGGTGGAGAGCTTTATTTTAGATTACAAAACTTAAAGGTTAAGCCAGAGGCTGGAGACCTGTTTATTTTTCCATCAAACTTTATGTACCCACATCAAGCAATGCCAGTAACTTCTGGAACTAAGTACTCTATTGTTACAATGCTTGATTACAGCAAAAAGTTTCACACTCCAGAAATGTATAGCGCAGACGCAGATTAATGTTTAACATTTTAGTTGAAAAAACACAAGGGGCTTTGTTTGATATCCAACCTATGTCAATTAAAAGGGATTGGATGGACGCAACAGCGGAAAATCATGCTTATAGATGCTTTCCAGTAACCCAATCAAATGTAATTGGTTGGAGCCTTTCTTGTTTAAAAGATATTGAGTTTATTTGGGACGGGGTAAATGACCAAACCCAAGACCATGTTCAAATATTTAGTCCAGAAGGTGCTTATTCGGGTAGGGGGCAATCCTCTATAAGTTTAAACACCGGCTTAGTATTTAGAACAGATGAGTCGGTAAGTATTTTTACCATTAATCCTGTAAATTATTTTAGTGATGAGTTTGAGACGATGTCGTCTTTAATGAGTACCTCTTTTTACGACAACCCTTTGCCTTTAGCTATTAAAGCAAAGATTGCAAATAAAAGGGTAGTTATCAAAGCTGGAACTCCAGTTGCCACCATTATTCCTATATCTCTATCAAGTCTAAACGAAACAAATATTGAAATTGTTGAGTACCAAGACCCAGGTAGCAAAAGATTAGCCGCAAATATTTCCTATGGGGAGGCGGCACAAAAGGTAAACTCTGCTGGAAAGTGGACAGACTGGTACAGAGATGCCTTAAATGAAAAAGAAGAAACTCAAGGCGCTCATGAGGTAAAAGTCCTAAAATTAGGAGTCACAGATAATACGAAAAAGGATAAAATATAAAAATGGAGCAAAATAAAGACTCGTACAAAGTAGTCCAAAGAACCCCTTCTATAACCCCGTCTGGCTGGTTTGGGGATAGCAAAGACATGATTGTTGAGCTAGAGAATTTTATGACTCAAGAAGAGATAGAGTTTTTAGAAAAAGCTGCCAAATCCTTAACAATTTGGGATGTTACTGAAAGTCATACAAATGAGAATGGAACTGTCACCTACGACTCAGACTATTGGAAAGACAGGGTTGCGACTCAACCAACCTTAGATAAAAATGACCCAAAGATATCCCCAATAATTGCAGGGCTATTTCAACGACTAAGACCAATTATTGAAGAGTTTTATAAGGTAGAGGTTCACCCAACGGGCACAACCATTGTTAAATGGCTTCCTGGGCAGTTTCAAAAGCCCCATGCTGATAAAGAACTTCACGAAGGCCCTGACGCTGGAACACCTAACGACTTCCCAAACTATGACCTCTCAAGTTTGTTTTACTTAAACGACGACTATGAGGGCGGAGAGCTATATTTCCCCCTACAGGGAGTGCAGTTTAAACCTAAAAAGGGTGCCGCTTACTTCTTTCCAGGAGATAAAAACTATATCCATGGGGTTACTGAAATAAAAAGCGGCTTAAGATTTACATGCCCCTTCTTTTGGGAAATTACAAACCATACAGGGGATAGAAAACCGTAATGACGGGGTACAATAAAACATATGAAACCAATTTACGATATCCCGCTTAACTCGGCTGAGGGCACCCCTGATTTCTTAAGTCAATTTAAGGGTAAAGTCACCCTATTGGCTAATACAACCGTAGGCTGTGGTAACGCTAATCAAATGGAAGTTCTCCAATGGCTTCAAGATAAATACGGTGGAGATGATTTCCAAGTTATTGCTATCCCTACCAATGACTTCTGTGGCCCTGGAGTTACTAAGGGTAAGTGGTCTGAAGGCATTACCTGTGGCCTAGACTCACAAGAATATGGCCAAGAAGTTTATGGAACCACATTTAAGTTCTCAGAGCTGGTGTCGTCAAACCCAAATGAGAGTGCCACTGAGCTCAGCCCACACAAGGGAGATAGCTCTGTAAACGGCCTAGGTCAACCAAGAAAAGAAACTCACGAGCTGTACAACGAGATAGCAGAACAAATGCTTGCTTATGCCGCAAAACAAAGAGAACTTGGTATTCCAGATAGAGATGGGTACTTGTCACCTTGGTTAAATCAACCTGTAGCTAATGGTGCAATGCAGGGCGGAAACTTTGAAAAATACCTTATTGATAGAGATGGGTATGTTGCCAACTGGTTTCAGTGCACAGTATTAAACTACGATATTGAAAAGACACTAAAAGAAGATTTAATAGCTAAAGGAACTCCTGCCGCTATGGGAGAGGGCAGAACCCCAGAAGTGTTTGATGAAGAGTACGCCCTTGTTCAACAGGAAATAAAAAAGCTTATTGCTGGAGATAAATCCCTTATAAATAACTAGACGGAGTAAAGCACAATGAACCTAGCAAACAAACGACGAATAACAAAAGACATAGTTGTTTATGAAAACTTTATAAACAAAGACGACTGCACAAAGATGATTCAAGCATTAGATGCTCAAGCAGCCAGTGGGGCAATTTCTTGGATGCCAATCTCATTTTACGAGTCCTATTCTTCAGTTTTGCCACAAGACAACGACCAAGAGGTCATTGACGCTGGCCTATCTCCAACCATATTTTCAGATATTGAAAAGGCAATGCCTGAAGCAATTGCTTCCGTACATGACCTTGACCCAAAAACAATTTGTAAAATTGGATACCACACACAAAAGTGGGAGCCAGGAGCGTACGCAAGAGTTCACTCTGACAATACAGATGCTGAAGGTAACTCAGGCGCTTTTACAAGAAGCCGCTACGCAGGCTTTCTATACCTTAACGATGATTTTGATGGGGGACTTTTACGGTTCCCAACACAAAACATAGAGATTAAACCAGAAGTTGGAATGCTTGCTGTATTTGACGGCGGGTTTAACAATATGCACGAAGTATCTCTTATAACAGGCGGGGTCAGATACACCATTGGGTCTTTCTGGGATGATAGAGAAGAGTCGGATTACCCACAGGAATTAAGAGATGCGTGGGCTGAAGAGATGAAGGCCACTAGAGCGCAACAAGAAATTGAAAGAGCAGAGTGGCAAGAGCTGCTTAAGCAGGGTTGGAAGCTGGACGCGGCTGGAAATAAGTACAAAGCAGACGAGCTGTAAATGATTGAGCCATTTAAACAACAGTTAATAGATAGCGGGTATGTAGTTAAGGATATTACTCCAGAGCTGTTCTCTGTTGAAAACTTTTTATCAGAAGACCAAATAACTACCTTTTGGGACATTATAAATGGTACATCTCAAAAAGATTGGGAAGTAGAGTACTACTCAAACTTAGCAAGTTTTTGCATGGAAAAATTTGGCAGAGACGACGTTGATAATTTAGTTGCTGAAGGCAAGTTTGAAATCACTCAAAATTGGAAAGATAAAAACTTTAACATATTACATCATGAGATATATAGACCACTATACGATGGTTTAAATTCAATGGTGGTAAAAGCCGACCCAGAATTAATTTTAAGTGGTTTTGCAACAATTCAAAGAATGCAACCAGGAGTAGAGTTAAAAGCGCATACTGACCAAAGAACAGACCCGTCTATAAAATACGCTACGATTGTGTATATTAATGATGACTACGCAGATGGCGAATTATTTTTTCCAAACCTTGACATTCAGTTAAAGCCCAAGCCAGGAACTATGTTATTTTTTCCAGGGAACGAAGAGTATGAGCACGGGGTCAAGCACGTAGGGGATGGACCAATAAGATATGTTCTTGTTGGGTTCATTAAAGAAAAAGACCACTATAAAAAAAATAAGTACTAAGGAGACACAAAATGGACAGAGAGATACTTGAAGAAAAAGTTTACTACTACACAAACGTAATTGACGACCCAAAGAAACTTGTTGATGCAATTGACCAGGACAATGAAAACCCTTGGGGCGAATGGATGGCATGTAGTGGTGAGGCGTATGTCTATGGAACAGATAAGAGTATCTTTGCGGACCCGTCAGACATTCAGAAGACCTATATCTACTCTACATTACAAAAGGCTTTTGATGATGTAGCAAGAGATTACGCGGTAGCCCACGGCATCACAGATGAGCCTAAACTGTTTCCAATGTATCCAATTAAAAAGTATAAGGCAGGTACATATATGGGTGCTCACTTTGACCAACAAGAGGGCGATGGCCGTCTTAAAGTATCTTTTGTTATGTACTTAAACGATGATTATGAGGGCGGAGAGCTATCTTTTACGATTGCTTCTCCAGGTGGCGTATTGCAAAACGCTAGTCCAAACCCAGATTTTGAAATCGCAAAGCAAGAAGGAAGCTACACTTTTGCTATCAAGCCAAAAGCTGGAAGCATTATTGTTTTCCCACCATCTCCGCCATACCATCACACAGCACACTTAGTGAAGAGTGGCGAAAAGATAATGGTGCCACAGCACTGGATTCATTAACGTGAAAACGGCTATTGTAACTGGGGCAAGCAAAGGCGTAGGGTTAGCAACAGTTAAACGCCTGTCTGAAAATGGATACAAGGTTATTGCTGTTTCAAGAGACCTATCTAAAGTATCTAAGCTTGTATCTGACAATGTTGAGGTATATAGCCTAGACGTAACAGACCCTAAAGCAATAGAGCGATTCTATGAACAGTACAAAGACATAACCCTAGACCTTTTAGTTAACAATGCTGGTGGTGGCTCTAGCCCAACTAACATTATCAATGAAACCATGGATAACTTTAGACGAGCCTACGATATAAACGTGTCTGGTCCTATGTACCTACCCTGTATGGAAAGGTCAGAATCCCCAACAATTGTCTTTATTACTTCTTTTGGGGGCAAGGTGCCCTATCGTGGCGGTGGAAATTACACAAATGCCAAGCGAGGTGAGCGTGGCTTAATTGACACAATGAGGCTTGAGTTTCCTCAATTTAGGATTAAAATTACAGAAATTTGTCCAGCGACCATTGATACCCAAGAGCAAAAACGAGACTACGCCTTAACTGCAGAGGATTTAGCAGAGGCTATCTACTGGGTAGGGTCGTTACCAAGCCATGTTAATATAAATGAAATTGAAATTTGCCACATCAACAGTAGCAAGTATAACTAGGACCAAATGAAAATAATAAAGCACGCAGAAGGTGTGTACGAAATTGAGGGGTTTTTAGATGAAGAGTTGAGAAGTGCCCTTATATCTGAGGCTCAACGAGATATTGATTGGGATACTACTCATGTAGGAAATATAGTTAAAGCTATGAGTTATGAGTCACATGCTAAAATGAACAATCAGTAT